TGTCCGAAACCTTCAAAATGTCCTTACGCGGGAAGTACAATTCCACGTCACCGGCTGCTTCTCCGAAGAGGATCTTAAAGATAAACTTGAACGATTGTTCCGTGCCCACGGTCAGGTGGAATTGTTTCGAGTTCTTTAAAAATAGTTCCAAGCCTCCAGCCGCGTTGGCCGGAAGGTTGAAAAGGTATTCTTCGCGCAAGAACGCAATGTAGTCGTCCATCGAATCTTTGAAATTCATCCAGTCCAGATGCTTTTCAATCGCGTAGTATGGCTGACCGTTTTCCCCCATCCACTCGTAGTACGCCTTCAAGAACTCCACAAACAGTGGATAGTCCTTAACGACGTGCCTTGGCAGCTGCGAGTTAATTGTATTTTGTAGGTATGCCATTATGAATTAATTCCGCTTTTGGGTGGTACGATTAATAACAGAACTGTTTATAGACACTACGTTGTTTCGTTCGGTGTAGAAGTTATCCAGCGTCGGCGTCACGTAAGCCTTAAGCGTGTCGGTCGTCATCGATAAGAATTGAACGGTAAACACGACATCACCAGTCAGGTAGTTAATTGTGCCTACCGTTTGAGTTGCGGTCACGCCTGCCTTTGTAAAGGTCCGTACCAAACTTCCAGCACCGTCATCAGCAATAACATCGGCAGTGGTAGAGATATCCAGAACATAATCCTTGAGACTAAACGTTCCTGGAGTAATCACGTTTTCAAACGAGAACACGTACTTGTTATTCTTGGTCTTGAGGGTAGCAAACTCGATAAACGCATTCTTCCGAATTTGGATCGACTTAACACCAGGAATGTCCTTGATTAAATCGACCAGCTCGCTGTTGTTGTACCAGAACTCAAACTGTCTTAGGCTCGCTTCGCCGAAGCTCGCGACTTTTTCGCCAATCTTTGATTCGATAATTTGATACGTGTCGCTGGTCTTGGTGTCGTCGAAAATGTAATCCAGCACCAAATCCAAGTTGATATAGGTTGCGTCGATTACGAACGGCGTAGCCATGATGGTGTACTTCTGAAGTTGAATCTCGATGGAACGCTTTACCGAGTCAACAATCTCATAACCGTCGATAGGGATCAACGACAAGAACACACGACCGTAATAAGGTGGCACGTTCTTCTCTCCGCCCCAAGCAATAGCGGCCTTGATGAACGGGAAGTCGCGGAGAACGATGCCCACAAAGTCAGATTCAGTAACAGCGCGGTTCTGGGCTTTGTAGATGCGCGGCGCGATAAACCGGATGCGCTCGATGTCATCCTTTTCCGAACCACCAAACGCTGGAGTCAGGACAGTAACGGTGATGTTCGAGAAGCCGCTAATGGTCGAAGCCGCGATAAGCGTTCCTAAGCCGTTTGCGTGGTCCACTGGAACCGCAACGTATTCGAGCTCAACGATAGAACCAACAACTGGCTCTTCGCCTAGAATCCCTTTACCAAACTCAACTTCATAACTTCCAGAGGTGTTTTCCGAAAGGAAGAAAACCCTTTCGTTGATTTCAGGTTGAGTAATGTCTTCGGCTTTAACGAATTCAAACCGTTCCGCCGTTACCGAAGCGCGCACGTACATCTTCAGCGTCGAAGTATCAACGTTCTTGTTAACGACAACGATAGGTTGGCCGGTGTAGGTGTATTTCTGAGAGACTAATTGACCTTGTTTAAGGATAACATTCTCAACCAGAAACTTGCCGTCAGTCGTCTTAAACAGAATCGATTCTTCAGGGTTGGTAAAGGAATATTGAACCCCATCAATTGTGTTGATGAAGGTCGAACCTTTCGTCATCGTGATGTTGTTCTTGGGCGACGGCGCGAACGGCGTAACCAACAAAGAAACAGCAGCGGTTGAAGCGGTTCGCGATTTTGGAACGTAAGAGAGTTTTTGCGCGTGAGAAACCACGTTACTACGAATTTGTGCAGTTCCGAGGAAAGATTCATTAGCGGTCATGTTAGCCAAGAAGGCCATGTAGTGCGTATTACGGACCAGAAGGTCAATAATGGTGTTGATGGCCGAACCTTCGTAGTTAAAATCTACGAAGTCCGGCTTAGTTTGCATGAACGCAATCAAAGAACTCTTAATCGCGTCCGGGTCATAAGAAGTAATTTTGAAATCGTTTTCGGTTGACATAATGAGGTTCTCTTATATTCGTTATATAAGAGGTATTTATTACCGAAGTCTGGACAACCCAATGCTAATGTCTTGAACATCAGGGTTATTGAATTCGTTGTAGTAGATTGTTACGTCCACCGAGTTATCGTCGTTATCAATCACTTCTACGTCTAGTACAGCACAATCAGGCTCAAAGTTCTTCAGGGCGTTGGTGATGTTATCGCGAATTTGCGTCATCATCAGAACGCCGCCGAGTTCAAACATCGAACCACTGAGGTTAGTCGCCACCTCGATGTTAAACCCGCGTTCGTAGTAGTCCGTCAAGACGATATTTCGAATGGATTGCTTAAGGGCCGCAGAGCCCTTTTTCGTCGCAATATCACCGGTTAAAGGGTGACGCTTAAAACTAAAATCAATGTCGATTCTTGGCATTTTGCTTAACTCATATTCCGTAGGCCGTCAGCAGCCTTTCTGTGGTTGAAGAAGGTCATAATTTGATACCGTTGAGCCTTGCCGCGTTTCAAGCTAATGTGTATCCAAGGCAAGCCCGTACCGAAGTTCTTGTACTCCAAGATCAATTGGTCATACGGCAAGTTCGCCTTAACCCAAAGAGCCACTTGGTAGTATTGGGCTTTGGAGAAACCACGGAACTGAATATCAACCGCTTCGCCTTTCATGTGCTGACTCTTGCCGGTTCCAGCGCGGAAGCCTGACGTTACCATTGCTCCTGGGTATTGCCTAAACAGTGGAACCAAAACGTTCTCAGCGATGTTTTTAAGGTTACAAATAATCTCAGATTTACTCAGGCCATTCTGGTCTTTAATTGCGTACTGAGAAACAACGGCTCCTAGCGAGATAGACCGCAAGGAAATACCCGGTGCCAAGAGAACGCTGTAATCAACTTTCCCATCGGCGCCAATCGCGGCTCCACAATCAACTACCTCAGCTTTAACTTCTGGCTTAGGCGTTTCATCTACCGCTTCAACTACCGGCTCATAGGTTTGTTGTACTTCTACGTCTTCGGGAGTAATGAAACCTTCCTTAAGGCCTGTCTCAACCACTTCTGGCGTGAACCCCGAATCTTCGGTTGTTAGTGAAAAAGTGTTCGCGGGCGTAGGCGCGAAGCCCGTCGTTACTCCAACTGGTGTCAGGGTATTGGCGTTGCCGCTTTGGACGCCGCTGTGAACGTGGAACGCGCCTGAAATGTTCGAACTGATGTGGTCGGTGGCTTCGGAATTACCCAGCGTGCGGACCAACTTAGTATCGAACGTTACCCCACCTCCAACCTTACAATAGAACTCGCCACCGACGTTTAGACGATAATCGCCATTTACGAACACATCCCAATCGCCGTTGATCAAAAGCTTTTTATTCTCAACATCAATCTCGTACGAATCTTTTACGTTTCGAACTACACGAGCGCCGTCTGGATGAATCTCTTCATAAGTCCCGGATTTGTGATAGATCGAAATCCGTTCGGCACCGGGCGTATCGTCATACTCAATCGCGTGACCGGAAGTTGTAGTCAGAACGCGGCTCGCTGGATACGTGGTCGCGTACGGAACTTCTGGCTGATCCCAACTATCGCCTCGTGAGTCAGGAACGCCCTTAACAACGCCTGCGCGCTTATTTTCAACAACGGACCCACCACCGCCTGTAGCCAGACTCGAAACGTCGCCTTGGCCCACTACAGAGCCCAAGATAATGCCTTCTTGGCGATCCGCCGAAAGATAGAAGCCAAAGACCAAACTGTTTACCAAATAACCAGTCGGGCTGTCTCCCACTCCACCCAACGAAGCGCCTTGGCCGCCTAACGCGGAAAACCACTTAAGGTTCTCAGTCGGAAGAATCCCTTTATTCTGGGTGTTGTAACCGATTACACGAACTTGGATTCGTCCGTCTTTCAAAGGGTCAATAATATTTTCTACAAACCCAAAGAATGGGATAAATGTTTGCGACTCGATCACAGTGTTTCCTCGAAGGCATCTTTAATAAGTTTGAATCTCTGTGTATATAGCTTTTGCGTAAAGATGTGTTTAATTTCAGCAACCAGGTACTTACCCGACACGTTCTTACCGCCAAGGTTCGCGCACCACGTTGGAATGTTCGCTTTACAAACGATCCCGACACGAGTGGTTGAATCACCAAAGACCCCAGCCGACACCACGTAGTTCGAAGCGCGGAGTTTAACCATCCGTCCATTAACGTACGGCTCAAAATAGGTGCTTTCGTTGGACGCGTAGCCGATGTAAAGTTTGTCGGAGTAAACCGCGTTTTTATCATGATTCCCGATGTACGGCGACTTCCCTAACGATTTAGTCTCATCAAACTTACTTCCCACGTCGTAGTTGTAAACATGAAGATTCTTTTCGTAGATAGAGAATTTGCCCCAGGCGCTTCCGTATTCACCATCCAAAACGCTCTGGGTGTAACTGTTACCGTCCATGATTTCGATGTCTTGGAAGGCGTTAAACGTCTCTTCGTGCTTCTTACTCACGTCGTCGAAGTTCCCCGCGTTCTTGTAGTAATACTCAACGGTTGGATCTTGTTGATAGAGTTCTTCAATAGGAACGAAGTTGAACTTATCCATGTCTTCGTAAAACACATAGCCGTTATCGTTGGCGTCGGAGACGGCTTGAGAACCAATCATGTTAATCGCTTCGAACGTCGTATCGCCGGTAAACACATAGTGTTCGATGTTTCGTGTCTTTGTCAGGCGCAGCGGCTTTGGATCTTTCAGGCGCGTGGTGCCGTCGTACAACTTCTGAACGATGTTGGAAATCTCTTCTTTATGTCCTGAGAACTGTTTCCGACGATTCGAAATAAACGATTCTTCGGACATAAAGTACAGCGTGTACCCCGAGGCGTGATCGGACATGCGGAACGGCTTACTGACCTTATACACGGTCCCCACGTAAGACGTTGGAGTATCAACCCCTGCCGTGTTGTATGAGATCTTAATCGTTTCGCGATTGCCTATCGAATACTCTTTGATAAAGTTTGTCGAGTCCACGATGGTTACGTTACCCGATATGGTATTGGTGTAGATGCTCTCATAGATGGTCATGTCTTTCATGGCCGCCATAATATCAAACTCTTTTTCGAGTTCATCATTCTTGATAATCGACAGATAGTTTAACTCATACTGGCCGTCACTAGCGTACGTGCTCATACTTTTATCCTTTACTCATTAGCTCGCGATGTTGCATCACAACTTGACTGACTAGTTCCGGGAGAATCAATTTGATCTTCCGCTTCGAATCGTTTTCATCAATTTCATACTCCGAGTTTGTTACTGGCACGCGGTCGTATGAAACGTGGTCTTCGCCGACGATGTTGCCGGTGGCGGCAGAAACGTAGTGATGAACGCCGTATGGGTTTTCATACTTCTCATCAATGTATTCTTCGAGACTGTATTGATCAATCGGCCAATCTTTGTATACGTTATAGATGTCGTTGAAGAGCAGGATGACCCAAACTAACTCCACGTCATCATAGAACTTATCGGCGATGACTTCGGGAGTTTCATTATCCGTGATAGTGTGCTCATAGTAAACGTTCGCATTATCACGGAATGAATTGATGATTTTGGTTCTGGCGGTGATGTTGATTCCTAGGGAACCGTCTTCCAACCGAACCAACGGGAAGTTAGAAAAATAAGACATAGATTAAAACCCCTGCTCATGAGACTCTTTCGTCAATTGTTCCATTTCCATGAAAGAAAGTGAGATAGTGGTTGAATGGAAACTACCGTCTTCGAAGGTCGCTGAGTTACCGTCACCGTATTGAACGTTGAGGTCCGTCAGGGCGCACGTAGAGATTTTAAACAACCATTCGTTGACCTGACCGTTCTTCTTCAAGAAACTGATGTCGAACGTCGAAGGGAACGACCACAGGCTGTTGACGTTAGCCTTTTTCTTTTCTGGAGCGCGGTGGAACTTAAGTGTATCAATAATCGTTTTAATCACTTCTTGTTCCGACTGCGAACGCGGGTTGAACTTGAAGGTGAAGTTAAAGGTTCGGTTCGACACGCCGTTGAAGATCACTTCCATGTACGGGTTCAGGATCGACTGACGATAAAAGGTTGCCGCGTCTTTAACGTTGAACGGAGTCAAGGCCGAAGCAATCGACGCAGCGGTCATCGCGAGATAATCTGGTGCCACCGATTTGCCGGTGTTCCAGATATCTTTGTAAGTTGAGAAGTTGGATAAATCCCCAATCCCCGTGAAGGCGTCTATGATCGCGCCAGCAGCACCCAATTCGGCATTCGACCAGTTAGACTGGTAAGAGCTTTGGATCCCAGGGGGCATGTATAGGGCAATTGCAGAGTCGATCCTGGTGGTGTTCCCGGCGAACTTACGCGAGAGCGAGTTAGACCCGGTTTGTTCAACCTTCGCTTCTTCACCGGTGACGGCATTATACTTGGTGCCGATGTACTTCGAACCTGAGACGGCGTTGATGTTAATCAACATGATGTTTTGAGTCGCCTCAAGATCCAAGTCCTGTGGGAACTTATAGATTTTGTATTTTCGCTTTTCGTTCCCCATCTTCTGGGATAGCGTTTTCAAACGATTGGTATGGTTCGACATTTCTATTATCTCTGAATATATTCTTCTACACTTATTTACTACTTGAAGAATATGTCTTTCTCAGTCATCACCGTAAAGCGGATGCCGCGCTTCTCGCAATAGTCTTCTGCAGCTTTCCACTTCGCTTGGTTAACCGCGTAGGTGATACATTCGGTCATGTACCGTTCTTTCTGTTTACCGGTTGAACCTCTGGCGGAAGGCGGCAAGGACTGGGCCAACGGTTTGATCTCTATCATCGTTGTAATGAAAGATCCATCACCGGCTTTGGCGATAACAATAAGGTCTGGGAAGTAACGGTGGATACAATTATCTTTAGGGGATCGATAAGGAATAACAATACACTCAGAGCCCCATTTGAGTACGCTAGGCGACTTGTCGAGTTTGTTGAAGACCTTTAATTCCCAGCCCGAACGATAAACAATTTTGCGAGGGTCACCAATAATCTTTTCTGGATTAGATGGAACAAACTTTCCCTGATGATAACGGCTAGCCATATTATATAACCTTTATAAGACTTTTTATATACTTTTATATTTACTTGTCTTATAATATTATTAAGATCTTGAAAACCTTTTATATCTTTTGTTAGTTCAAGTTATTAATTAAGACTCTTTACTTTTGTTTATTTTTAGTATATTTTAGTTGGGCGGTCAGGGAGGGAATAGATCTTAATAACAATAGGTTTTGAAAACCTTTACTTACGAAAAGTTTTCAGGTATAGTTGTTGTCCCTGAAACCTCTATACAGACTTCTTCTATATGAAATGGGTTAAACAGAAGACCGAAGCCGATTGCGTAGCCTGTACTCTAGCGATGGCGACTGGCTTGCCGTACGCATCGTTTCGTAAAAACTTAAAGAACAACTCTTCGTTTAGTGTCTCTAGACGGCGCGGGGCTAACCAAGATGGAGTTGAGCAAACGTTGAACTTCATGGGAATTGAGTTTGGCTCTACGGTTGACGGCGATCATTCTTCCGTTGCTAGTATGATGAATGGAAATAGGGGAATCTTAGCGTACAAGATTAAAGGTGGTGGCGGTCACGCTATCGCTTGGGACGGCTTTAAAGTTTACGATCCTTGTAACACTATCAAGGACGCGCATGAGTTTCATGTCTACTCTAATAAGGTTAGAACTTCGATTGATTATTGGATGTTCGGCTTTACTTTCAAAACTCCCTGGTACATCAGGATTTTGAGTTTTGCGAAAGGTGAGATACAATCGATTGAAATTAAACCTCAACTCCGTGGATGGTTGAAGAATGTCAAATTGCCCCGTTGGTTACACCTGCCCTTTAATAGACGAAGCACTCCAACTTCATGAACAACTCGTTTCTCAAGTCGAAAACCTTATTTCTGGCGACTTCCGAAACTTAGTTCATATTGTAGAAATTCTGAAAGATATGGTTGAAGAAGACCATAGATTCAAAGAGGCGATGGAAGAAATTCGTAGTGCCAATGAACAACTTCGCGACTGGGGTCATGAAGAAGAAGAAAACGTTAAAGAAGCTGAGCGAGAACTCAGTAACTGTGAAGATAAACTGGGCGACGTAGAACAAGCGCTACAAGAACGTGAAGAAGAAATTCGCGACCTACAAACAGAACTTAGCAATTTAGAGAAATAGAAAATGTTAGAACTAATGATTGACGATATCGTTGTACCGGAAGATGCGACTCATTATGGGAAGCGTTATAGCGACGATGATAAATTTAGATTCTATAAAGACATTAAACCGACGGGCGGTTATAAATATCGTGACATGGATACTAATATCTGGATAACGAAGAATTCAGGTTATCCAGTTCTTGATATTCACTCGTTGATTCGAGAAGAAGAATTTCTTCCAGACGAACCAGAGTTTTCCCTTGAAGAAGATGTCTTCATGGAAATGACTTATAACTTGGCTCGCCTAAGTAAATGTGTTTCGATGGATGTTGCGGCTATTGCTGTAGACGAAAGCGGTCGAGTTGTAGCGACCGGCGTTAACGGTTCGGCTTCCGGCCACGATAACTGCTGCGATATTTTCTCGGAAGCTGGTCCAGAACATTCGGCTTGGTCGTTGGATTATGAAATCCACGCTGAAATGAATATGATCCTCGACTTAGCACGAACTGGAAAAACTTTCTCTAAGGCGAAGATCTATTCTACTCATTCCCCTTGCCAGAATTGCCTTAAGCACTTGATTGGCTTACAATTAAAAGATAAAGTTGTTATTACCGACATTATTTTTGGATCTAAGTATTACAAAGTAGCTGATGAGTATCTTGAGAATCAAATCGGGTACGCCGCTCAGTTCAACGTAAACCTCCGTAAACATGTCACGAAGAGTAATCAATGAGTTACAATCGCAAGCAAGAAGATCGTAAGAAACGTCACTCCGCTGTTCCCGACAAAGTTAAATCCGTTTCGGATAGCTCTCGGAATAATGAACGTCAGAAATTAAAAATGGGTAAATGGGATGTCTAATCAACAAAGTTATCGCAACACGAGTATCAGCTTGCCGGAAGTCTTTTTCAAGGTCGCTCAACTTGATGGAAGTATCGAAGAGAAAGCTGCAGAACTTCTGGCTTACGATAATCAACACCTTCGTTGGTTTGTGGACGTGATGTATAACGCGCCGCTCGGGAACATCGAGATACCAAAATATATTGCCTCGACGAATCCTATTGGAAACCACTATGCTTCTATTGGAGGATCGAAGGCGAAAATCGAAGCGATCATATCCGATAAGAATTCTCACACCACCCAGAAAAATCTGCGCCTGCTGCTCGAAAACCTGCACGCCGATGAAGCTGAATTGCTCGTCAACCTTCTTAAAGGCCGGAAAATTGACGGGATATCCAAAGCGGTGTTCAAAAAAGCATATCCAGTATTTTTTCCCGTCTCTCTTCAAACGACTTTGGAAGAAACTCAAGAGGATTGAAATAAATGTTAGACCTTCTTAAGAAATCTATAGATGACGAGGTGGCGTTCACGGAACGCCTCAAGGCGCTGAACGTCCGGCTTGAAACGATGCTGGAAAACCAGAAGGTGATTCTAGCGGCTCGCAACGCCGAAATAAATGTTCTGGAACGCGAAATCAACGATATTATTTTTGATCAGAAGCGAGTAGGATACATTCCTTCGAAGCCAGTAGGTCCGCTAGTCCGGCTTTTTAAAGATGAGGCTCTACAGCCTGGGCAATCGGCCTGTGATAACATCAACCTACAATTTTACACCACCAAACCAAGGACGTAAACTAAAATGGAACACGAGCACGGTCGCGGTAAAATTAAGGATAGCGCGGTCGGTGCTCTTGTGACCTCACCGCTCTTTAGGTCAAAAACTGAGTCTCCGAAGAAAGGTAAAGGATCGTATTCTAGGAAAAGGAAGGCCGCCGAATGAACGTGATCTTTTTGGAGATTGAGGGAGTCTTGACAACGGCTCGAACGAGCATCGCGTTTAACGAATCGAAGATGCGAACGTTAGACCCGGTGGCCGTTAGGATGATCGCCTCCATTTGTAAACAATCAGATATGAAAATCGTAATCAGCTCAAACTGGAGAATAGACGCTCCGGTTCGGGCTGATTTTGTGTTGGATTTCTGTTTTAACGGCGGCGCCCCGCTGGTGAAGTACATGCTTAAAGGGAAGAACTGGCGGACGCCGATTTTCCTGGACCATCGGAATCGCGAGACAGAAATCAACACCTGGCTAGCGCTCCACCCGACGACCAACATTAAAATCGTGATCGACGATGAGACGGTTGGAGAATCGCTGGAATCTTACCTAGTTAAGACCCTTCCCTATGAAGGATTTTCTTTTGAAAATTATCTTCAGGCGATTAAAATAATTGAAGATAAGGCTTTACTCTACGGAAACACTAAGGCAGAATAGCGGCTCTTGTAAAGAAAATGTTTTAAAAACTAAAAAACTAAACTGTGAAGGGTTTAAAAATGAACGCTGTAACTCAAGATGTAGTAGTGGAGCAACAACAATCTGCAGTAGTAGACACCGCTCAGATTCAATATGATGAGTTGCTCGGTTTTGCTTTTGCACTCGGCTTTACTTTCAACGGTAAGAGCTTTGTTCGTGATCCGAAGAACGCGTTGCTGAAAACGGTTACTACGCTTTCTTTCGACACCATGGTTCAGATTTACAACTCGCCCGAAAAGCTCTGGGAAATCAGCTTTGCGACCTGCGGCAAGTATTCGTTCTTCATCTTCAACCCTCTGATCACCGAAGGTCAGTTTAACCAGGTTCCGTTCTATACCAAGGACGTAGAATTTGCGTTTGGCGGCAAAGGCCTGAAGAAAGTCAAACTGCAACTGACGCGTAAAAGTGAACTGGTTGTCCTTTCTCATAAGATCGAATTCCTGAACGTCTATGAGGGCCATTCCTTTAAGGCGGCGGTTGACGTTCTGATCCAACAAGGCGTTGCTACCGATGAATGAAGAATATGATGGCGTCCTCGATAACTGGGTTGTCGATCCAATGGGGCGTAATGTTCTTTGGGGCGAAATCTTCGGTGATAAGAAAGGACGTTTTAACGACGGCGCTTGGATCCATACTTCTCGTATGACTCCCGAAGTTATCGCGAGCGCCAAAGAAGGGGTTGTTGCTAAAACCCTGAATAGCGCTTACCTTCTGGGTAAACAGGGCACGCTCGATACCGGCTATGGTCCTTCGGGAATCCTCTAAACTTTCTCATGGAAGAGGGGAGAATAATTCTCCCCTTGAATTTCTCGGAATCTTTACATCATGAATTACTTCAAAGAACTCTACAAAGACGAAATCGCTAAAATTACCGGTTGGCAGCGCGAAGCTGGGTATTGTGAATGGAAAATCAACGCTTACTTGGCCGATATGGAAGACTGGGTTAACTCTTTCCATCGTCAACATCCAGACGGCGAAAAGTTTTCCATCGGTGCCGGTTTGGCTCAGGATAACTCGCGATTCGATCTGCCCGCTCATCTTGAGATTGTAGGGTTTCAAGGTCGCTACGACAAAACCGTTGGATGGGTTCCATATCGAATCGCAGACAAAGCTTTGCTGTTGGAACACGGCTATGAAATTCGTGAAGTCTACGCCTTTAAGGATTAATTTGAAATGAGTGATAACACAACCCAGGTTATAGGATTTTCTCTTCTCGTTGTTCTGGTTATCTTTACTGCCGGGACTCCTGATCTACTTGACGCAATCATCGCATATATCGGAAGACATTAATGAGCACTAACGGCACTAAAGCAAAAACGATTCGTAAGATTTTGTCTGCAAAGATTAAAGATTGGGCGGATACCATTGAAGACAAGGCCGTACGCGATATGGTCTTGCGCGACACCATCGTGACCGGTGGGTCTATCGCTTCTTTGTTTTTGGGTGAAATGATCAAGGACTTTGACATTTATTTCCGTAACATCGAAACTACCCGTGCTGTCTCTCACTACTACGTTAACAAGTTCGTCGCGCTGTATCCAGGTCGCGGTGGTTACAATCCTGAAGTTAAAGAGTGGACTGACCCTAACGGCGAAGATCGCGTAACAATCTTTGTTTCGTCAGACGGCGTTGCAGTTGGCGAAGAAACAGACGACACCGATAACATCTTTGGTGATTCTAACGACCAGTACCTGAAAGATATTGAAGCTGATATCCTTGGTAAGCAGCTCAAAGAGCCAGGCGACCTCGTTGAGAAGCCTAAGTATCGTCCTGTCTTCATGAGCGCTAACGCTATTACGCTCTCGGATAAAGTTCAGCTGGTAATTCGTTTCCATGGCTCGCCCGAAGAAATCCATAAGAACTTCGACTTCACTCATGCGAAATGCTGGTACGATCACGGCGATAACACGCTTCATACTCCAGAACTGGCGCTTCAATGCCTCTTGAGTCGGACTCTACACTACAGCGGTTCACTCTACCCGATCTGTTCTATTTTCCGCGCCAAGAAGTTTATTGAACGCGGCTGGAAAATCTCGGCGGGTGAACTTCTGAAGATGGCTTGGCAGGTTAACGGTTTGAACCTTACCGATATGCGCGTGGTCAGGGAACAATTGACCGGGGTTGACGCGACCTATCTACACATGGTCTGTAAGGCTCTGGAGACTTGGCAAGATGCGAATCCAGACGACGATCTGAGTAGTAACTACGTCGTTTCGATCATCGACAAAGTATTTGGCGTATAAGTCTTTACTTTAAGAAATACAAGCGCTATATTTGAAGCATAAGGGGCTGGAATGACTGGCCCCGCTTTGAAGAGTGACCTATATCATGAACTCAGTTACCGGCTTTTGCTATCCTTGTGAAGATATCGAACACGCGGCTGGCGTTGCAAGCGCCTTTCCTCTCTACCACTTCATCGTGAAAATCGGCAAAACCGTTGATGGCTCGTGGTACTGCGTAACCATTAATCGTTGATTTAAAAGGATATAAGTAAATGATCTTTGCTAAAGTGCTGACTAAAGATTTCGACATAGACGAAAACCACGTGCGCCTCGGTAGCCTTCTGACGGTCGTTGATAAAATTTCCGACGATGAAAAACGACGAGGCAGTTGGTGGATCACCCCTACAGAAATCAATCGACGCTACGCACAGCGCTGCGCAGACGATGGCGATTTTGAACTCTACACCGACGAAGCTCCGAAGATGATCTTCCAGTTTAAAACTGGATCGGACAATTGGGTCACGCTAATCGATTCTGAAACTATGCAATGCTACGCATCCAAGGGGTTTCAAACCCGGACCCTCTACTCAATTAAAACAGGAACGTAAAACATCATGAAAACAAAAATTGGAGTCGCCGTTGCTGGTATCGGTCTAAGCTTCATGGCTTCGTTCGCGTATGCGGGCGGTGAGGACATCTACCCCGGCGCTTTTGTCGAAGATTGTTCTATCCAATTTTTCAACGGCAATAATCAAGATCAGCTCCAAAAGAACATCATGGAGTTCAGCGGCCTGGATGTCGATATCATCGACGCGAGTAAGTCATATCGCCCGGTCTGTGAATGTATCTCCGAAAAATTCTTTACTCTGAAAGAGCAGGGACCGGAAGCCTACGAAATCTTCATGCGAGTAATTGGTAACGATATGCACAATTCGCGTATCCTCCTAGAAGATAAGCTTTACGTCCAAAAGATTATTCAGAGCTGTAAAACATCTACCGTGAAGGACGCTAATAAGGCCGCAGCGGCGAAGTACAACAAGAGTCAGGGCAACCCCTCGACTCATTCCCCGAAAGCCTCCTTCATGGCGTCCTTTAGCGTAGTTGCTCCAAACGGAGCGAACGAACACTATCTTCGGAAGGCTGACGGGATTGCGGTCTGTCTGTCGAAGATGGTTGATGACTTCTCTAAAGAACATCCTGAGTTGAGAGAAAACCTAGTCGGGCGGATCAACGAGAACATCAGAAGTAAAGATGGCTTCGTTAATCGTCACGGCTCGAACGATCCACAGGTTGAAGCGGTCATTATGATCACCGACCGTTGCTGGTAAGGAGGATATGAAAATTGAGTATTGAAGTTTTCGGGGATGACCCCTACAAAGCGCTCGCTAATGAGAATGATCGCCTTCTGGCTTTAGTTCTCCAGCGACGTTGTCAGACTAAACTTTTGGCTGAACTTTATCAAGTCCTTGGGGCGCTCGATGCTCCGGCTAAAGTCCTGGACCAAGTGTTCGCAGCAGCTCAAGGTAATCGCCTTCCGCACGCTACGCTTTTGCCTTTCTTTCTCGATACGGATGATTGTAAGTAATGAATAACGACGATCTAAACGCCATGAGTTTCATGGAACCGCAACTGGGCGAAAAGGTTAAGTGTGCTCACTGTTGGAATACCGTAACCCGCAACGACATCGCCGAAAACGATAGCGCTTGTCCGCGTTGTGATCGCTATTTGGACATGGACGAATCTCCTTATGTCAATGACTAAAGATCAGGAACAATGGGGGTTGTATCGGGTTTTCATTAATCAAGCCAACCGCCTCCAAGCCCAAGCCGATTCTTTCCGGGCGTCTGCTAAACGTTACGAACAATGGGCGGGTAAACCGTGTCCCCCGGACGCACCTGAACCAGTTTGTACTTGTATAGAATCCCCTAATCGCTATTGTCAATGTTGTGGTCACTAGAAATGAAGATGTGTATTATTGAACTAGCGTATAACGGTGCACGCATTAAGAAACAACCCCGTCGCTATAAGAAGGGCTTCTATCTGTTGTTTGGTAAAGAAGTTCTCTCTGGCCCCTTCATCACTAAAGCCCTTTGCGCCGAAGCTCGAAGCGAATGGATCATGCCCGGCCAACGGGTTCAAGCTTATTAAGTTCCCTTTTTGAGCCAACGCCTATATACTTCCTTTCTGCAAAACACGAAGGCTTAAGGAATTACGCATGTCTGAAGTTTTAAAATACCGAAAACTCGGTGAGGTTGAACACGTCCTGGTACGAAGTGGGACTTATCTAGGATCGATTGTCAACACTACTGCGAACGCTTGGACGGTCGATCAGAACAAAGAAATTTGGGGACCAGATTTAGTTACAAAGATGATCGAAAAGGAACTGACCTACAACCCCGGCCTTCTCAAACTCTTTGACGAAATCATTTCTAACTCTGTTGATGCCCATATCAAGTACGGGAAAGTTACGAAGATCCACGTTGAACTCCACCCGATGACCGGCCAGATCGTTGTTAAAGATGACGGTGGTATTCCAGTTGAAATGCATCCTGAGTATGGAACTTATGTTCCCGAAATGATCTTTGGTGAACTCCGTACCGGTTCCAATTTTAACGACGATGAGCGTCTAGGCGCGGGGATGAACGGTCTAGGCGCTAAGCTGACTTCGATCTTCTCGACTGAGTTTATTGTTGATACGTGTGACGGGAAGAAACGTTTTGTCCAAGTCTTCAAGGATAACCTGAGCAAAAAGGGCGATCCCTCGATCAAGACTTCAAACGTTAACGGAACAACGATTACTTTCACCCCGGACTATGCTCGCCTCGATTGTTCGTTGGATGAAGATAACATCGCTAAGATCACCCGGCGCGTTTACGATATCGCCGGCTGTAACCCAAAAATCAAAGTTTATTTGAACGGGACGGAAATCAAGCATAAAGGCTTCGAGAGCTATGTAGGGATGTACGTTGATGGGGCGGTAGGCGAGGTCATTCCGAACTGGGAAGTTTACGTGGCATCGTCTAAGGAGTCTGCATTCAGACATGTTTCCTTTGTTAACGGTATCGACGTTTTCAACGGTGGTACGCACGTCGAGTACGTCATCAACCAGATCGTTGCGAAGGTCCGGGAGTTCATTAAGAAGAAACATAAGGTTGATGTTAAACCGGCTAACATCCGTCAGCATATGTTTCTGTTTATGAACTGTACGATTAATGCCCCAACGTTTAACTCGCAAACGAAAGACTTCTTGAACACCGAGATTCGTAACTTTGGTTCGTCTTACGCGCCTTCGGATAAGTTCATTAAGAAGGTTCTAGAGTCGGAAGTAGTTCAGAAGGTTCTGGACTGGGTAGAAGGCGAGAAACGCCGGAACGAAATGGCGGAGCTGCGTGCCCTTAATAAGACTACTCAGAATACCAACTTCCTGAAAAAGATTCTGAAGTTTGAAGATGCGACTTCGAAAGATCGTTCGAAGTGTACGTTGTTCCTAACCGAAGGTGACTCAGCCTGTAAGACAATCCTCGGTGCCCGAGACGGTGAGTTCCACGGTGCCTTTCCGTTGAAGGGTAAACCGCTTAACGTTCGTGATGTAGAAGTTAAGAAGTTAGTGGCTAACGTTGAATTCCAAAACATTATGTCGATCCTCGGCTTGAAGATTGGAGTTAAAGTTGAGAAGCCTTCCGACTTGCGCTTTGGGGCGATCTGTATTCTTTCCGACCAAGATGCGGACGGCCAACACATTCGTGGACTTTTGATTAACATGATAAATGAGTTCTGGCCGGAAGTAATTGCGCTGGGTATGCTCTATATCATGAACACGCCGTTGGTTATCGCGGAGTTGAAAAACAAGAAGTTTGAGTTTTTCCACAAAGGCGCGTACACTTCGTGGGCTGAATTGAACCCCGGCCATAAGCACAAGTATTACAAAGGGCTCGGCGGGTTCATGACGAAGGACTTTAAAGAGTTCCTGAAAGATCCTGAGAAGTATATGATGAAGCTGACGATTGAGGACGCGACTGATATTGCGCGCCTAGATATGGCTTTCGATAAAACTAAGGCCGACCAACGGAAGTTGTGGCTTGCCGGGGAATTGTAATATGAGTAGAAGTATTGATATTCGTAAGGGTGGGGAAGAAGAGATTACCATCATCAAGTTTGGTGAACCGGATGAGACTTATCAGCTAGCCGATTATATTAGTCGTAGCGTTGATGGTGACATTGAAATTAGAATTTCGGGTTGTGGTAATCGGGTAAAGGTTTATAGTCCAGAAGTTGATGATCTTATTAAAGCTCTCCAAAAGGCTAAAGAACTTGGGTGGTACTGATGAGCGTTGATCTACGCATTAGAGATTTTATTGATAACGACCTGAAAGTCTTCTCCAACCTCGATAACGTGCGAAGCATTCCTTCGCTGATCGACGGCTTTAAAGATTCCCAGCGGAAAGCGTTGTATGGGATGATTAAGAAAGGAAGCGCGGAGACGAAAGTAAGTCAGTTGGCTTCGTACATCGCGATGGAAACTCATTATGATCACGGCGAAGTCAGTATGGCGGAAACCGTCGTTAAGATGGCCCAAAACTTTACCGGCTCGAACAACGTCAACTTGTTCGAGCCCATCGGACAGTTCGGTTCTATCTTAAGCTCTGAAGCTTCAGCGGTCCGTTACATCTATACCAAGCCGTCGAAGTTCCTTCGTCAATACTTTAATAAGGATGATGATAATCTTTTAGAGTATCGCGAAGAGGAAGGGCATAAACTTGAACCTATCAACTATCTCCCAATCGTGCCTATGTGGCTGGTTAATGGGGTTAGTGGTATCGGTACGGGACACGCCTCAACAATCCTCTCTCGCGATCCTAGGAAGGTTGCCGACCTCGTTTCGAAGTTGATTAAGGGCGTAGCGGTTCAAGACAAAACGATTGCGGCGGCGATGACGCCTTATTTTGAAGGTTGGAAAGGGAAGATTGAAAAACGTGAAGCGCTGGACGATACTAAGTGGGACATGTACGGAACTCTCGAAAAGATTAACACTACAACTCTTCGGGTTACTGAACTGCCTGTATCTTATGATCTTGACAAGTTCAAAAGTATTCTGATCGCTTTGATGGAAGACGGTAAGGTCAAAGACTTTGAGAATGCGAAGTCTACCGAGAATGGATTTGTGTTTGATATTACCGTTCCTCGGGAAATTGCGCGTAAGGAAATGTCTGAACTGATTACACTTTTCAAGTTAAAAGTCGGAGTTGGTGAGAACGTTACACTTTGGGATGAGAATGGTAAGTTACGCCGGTACGCGAGCGCCTATGAGGCACTTCTAGCCTTTATCGCGTTCCGGGTGAGTAAGTACCTGCCCCGGAAGCGAATGCTTCTTGCGCAATGGACTAACGATATAGAATTGATGCGGGCAAAGGCGAGCTTTATCGATGCGTGGAACAACCGCCTGGATAAGCCGCACAAGATGAAGAAAGATGTTTTGGTGAAAGAACTTCTGACCTTCGGTATTAAGGAGGAATACCTTGATAAACTGCTCGCCATGCAAATCTCTAGCCTAACGCTGGAGCGGGCTATTGAGTTGTCGGAATCGATTCAGGCGTTGGCCAAAAAGTATATAGAGTTGAGCGAAAAGTCTCCCGAACAACTCTATCTTGAGGATCTGGCGGAGATTTAGTGAGTCTTCTTGTTAAGCTGAAGAATCATATCTAATTGCTCTCGGGTGATGTATTCTTTCGAAAGGAGGTTCTCAAGTTTGAGGATCTCTTTTTCAATTCGGTGCGCTTTCTCGGATTGCGTCTCTAATCCATTTTCCAGTTTGGTTACGTGGCTCTTGATGTATTCCATTTCTTTGGAAAGTTGTTCCCTCAATTCCCGCAACTTGGTATCTACAGTAGTATAAACTTCGGTGAATCTACCATCTAAGTGAATACGAAACTCTTTTAAGTCGGCTCGCATCGAAAGATTGAAGTCTGACTGATTCTTTTCGATACGCTCTAAAGTCTTATCGTGCCTTGATTGGATTTCTCCGATCAGTTCTTTATTCTTTTGATCATTTTTATTTGAATTAAAACGCAGATAAAATACTGAAGGGCCAATGAGAGTCGCCGCAATGGATAGCAGAGCAATCATAATCTTGAGGAATTCTGTATCCATTTACTTTGAGTCCGTTATTAGGTAATATTTAATTAATCGTATACACTTATTTAGTTGAAACCAATGATCAATCAAAAATATCATGTCGATATAGCCTGGATCAATAGACTGTCGTATAGTCTTACGCGATTCAAAAAGGTTAAAACCGATGTTTACAACTGTCGGTGTCCGGTCTGCGGAGATTCGAAGAAGAACAAACGAATCGGTAGATTTTACTTCTACAAGAAAAAGCAACAAATGAACGTTATGTGCCACAACTGTGGTTACAGTAAGTCACTCTTCAACTTTATTAAAGAACAATTTCCATTCGATTTTGATGAATACAAGAAAGAAACGATCTTTGATTCATTTAAGCCTAGAGAGCTAACCAAGGTCGGACAGAACCGCCCCGCCGTTACGCTACAGGACGACTCCGAAAGCGTCTTAGAAGAACTCTCAGAAGCTCACAGCGTGGAGAATGTTCTGTCCGACTGCGTAAACATGAGCGACCTTCCTGATGGACACTTTGCTAAGACTTATTTATTAGGCCGAAGCTTCTCAGAGAAAGAGTTGGAACGTTTGTACTTCTCGGACAACTTCAAGAGTGTAGCAGCCAAGTTAAACGAGGAATCAGCCGATAAGTTGCCTGAAAAGGAATCTCGAATTATCATCCCGTTCGTTAACGAGTATGGCCAAGTGGAAATGCTTCAAGGTCGCTCGTTGGATCCGAATGCGCGTATCAAGTACGTGTCGATCAAAGTAAACGACGAAGTTGAAAAGGTCTACGGCCTTTACGAAGCGAACCGCGACCGGACGACGTATTGTGTTGAAGGTCCGTTTGATTCACTCTTTGTGGATAACTGCCTGGCTTCGTGCGACGCTAACTTGACTCGTGTCGATGCGGATGTATTTATATGGGATAATCAGCCGCGAAATAAAGACGTGCTGAAGTACATGGAAGCGGCGATTGAAGCGAAGAAGAAAGTGGTTATCTGGCCGTTCGTCCCGAAAGAGAAGATGGACATCAACGATCTGATTAAGAAGGGCGTGACGCGGGAACAACTGATGAAGACAATTAAGAAATCAACCTACAGCGGCCTGACGGCGCGAATGAAGTTCATGGAGTGGAAAAAGTTATGAGTAAGTACGCGTACATATATTTGAATCCTTCGGATTCTGATATGGCTTATCAATTACGAAAAGGAAACGGATTAGTAATTGCCTTTTATACCAAAGTTCCAAAGAAGGCGATAATGCATCCTGACTTTGTTAATGTTTATTTGAATCTGGTTCCATTCGATGATCTCAAAGAAGCGATGGACACTTACGTCAAACAGCTTGCGGCCGGAAGAACTACTGTTTGGACCTTTAGCGCGGCAAGTATCAACCGAAGAACTATTTTGGTCGAATACTTGGAGTGGGTTGATAAAGTTTGTGACGACCTACCGGAGAAGACCCACTTAAACCCAGAAGAAATCGTTTATAAAGTAATCGATATCATGGAACATTTTGGATATAAATCAAACTAAGAAAATGAACTTCAATAAAGGTAATGTATGTCGTTATTAGATGACCAATTTGTAAAGCTTGAAATTCTTCGAATGATTAATGATGGCGTTACGCAAACCGATATCGCAATCCAGCACGGTGTTGCTCGTGAGACGATCAGCCGGTTCATTAACAAGAAAACTCATAAAGACTGGTGGGCTGCGAATGATAAGCCTATCGCCTCGGGCAGTCTTTACGACCACCACCACAAAGTTAAAACGTTTTCTGAAAAGAAATTCATTATCACTTCGGCGCAAAACAATACCTATGTCCACTCCAAGTTTCTCGACTCGATTAAAGTCATGGCTGAACGCGTTGGAGCCCGCATCATCGTCGGCACTTTCAGCTACAATAAAACCGGATTCCAAAACCTCGGCAAAGGAGAAGCTGAGTGGTTTGATTCTAAGATTAAAGATTTCATTGTTGATGAACCCGTCTTCCTGGCCGATGATCTCATATGGTGCGGTGAGCTTAACGTATTACCTACTGCTGTCAATCCTCTAAGCGGTTTCCACAGTTATACCAAGGATGCTTCTGGGATTATTCCTCACGCCAAGATTCAACTGGAAAGCCTGCCAACGCATAAGGCTTCGGATTCGCGGATGCTCTACACGACCGGTGCGATTACTCAGCGTAACTACATCCAGAAGAAGTCCGGCCAGAAAGCTTCCTTCCACCATATCTTTGGTGCGTTGCTCGTTGAAGTCGATAAGCAAGGCGATTGGTTCGTGCGCCAATTGATTGCGGATACCGACACCGGCGAATTCTACGACCTCGACACCCTATACACGCCCGAGGGCTACGCAAACGGTTTAAACGTAGAAGCGATCAACTGGGGCGATATCCACGCTGAGAAGGGCGATAAGGCAGTTTACGAAGCTAGTTTTGGTAGCAATAAGCAGTCGATGTTGAATGTTCTAAAACCGAAATTTCAACTGGTTCATGATGTAATGGACTTTACTTCGCGTAACCATCACTCGATTAATGATCCTTATTTCCGTTTCGCTCAATTCATTAACGGCAAAGACAGCGTTGTGGATAACGTTAGAGAAGTAGGCGCTGTTCTTCACATGATGAATCGGGACTTTACAAAGATTGTTGTAGTTGAAAGTAATCACGATCTTGCTTTAGAGAAGTGGCTGAAGACCGCCGATTACAAAACTGATCCTGAGAATGCTATTTTCTTTCTTGACTGTCAACTTGCAACTTATAAAGCGATTGCTGCAGGCGATAGAGATTTTTCTATTTTTGAATATGCACTTCGTCATAATGATCTAAACATGTATGACAATCGTTTGTCTAACGTAAGTTTCCTTAAAACCGACGAATCGTTTATGATTGGCGGAGTTGATGGAGTGGAATGTGGTTGTCACGGCGATCTAGGCACGAACGGAACTCGGGGCAGCATTAACGCTTTCCAGAAACTTGGAACTCGTTATAACATCGGCCATTCACATTCGGCGGCGATTAAAGACGGCGTGTACATGGCGGGTGTAAGCGGTAAGTTGGATATGGGCTACAACCGTGGACCGTCTAGTTGGAGCCATTCGCATATTGTGACTTATCCAAACTCGAAACGAACTATCGTGACTATTAAAAACGGGAAGTGGCGTGCATGAACAAAGAACATCTTATTGGATTACAACTCGCATTAGAAAACTGTACGAAGTATGAAGATAGGATGTACTTACAGTTTTTAATTAAAGTAATTGAAAGGAATAATAAAGAATGAGTATTCCAGAAGGTTTAAATTATGAAATACATTACGCAGCCTTCGATACTACAGAAATTGCGCGACTTGAAGAAAAAAGTCGTAAGGCTATGAGGAAGGCGCACGAACTTAAACGTTCGTGCTTTCATCCCGAAGAACATCTTCAGTGGATCTCGCAAGGTAATGTTAATTTATTTTACTGTGGAACTTGTGGAGTCTCCTTTACATTAGAAGCGCGAAACTCAATGGATGATTTCATTAACAAAATCAGAAGGAATAATTTACGATGAGTGAAGAGCCGCTGGAACTCCTTGATTGGAATGAACTAAGTAGGAGAGGGCTGATAAGAAGGATCAATACTGAAATTCTTCATCCACTCGGCCTTGCTATGAATCGTGTACCAGATACCGGAATCTCTACAGGGGCTTACGTTTCCCCTGATGGACTCTGGGAATATCCTAAAGTCGAGGAAGAAAAACCATGTTGAAACCTTCTGTTGTTCCAGTCCACTTTGCTACTCCTGCTATTATCAAACACGATATCTATCTTTATGACGATATTGGAACCGCTGAAAATTACGTTGAACTCGTTCAAGCGCTAAACGAAGCCACCGAAAATGATGTTATTAACATTAAGATCGCGACTGGTGGCGGCGACCTCGATGGTTGTATTGCGATCATTCACGCGATTCGCAACAGCAAGGCGATGGTTATTGGTCACGCGGATGCGATTGTTGCTTCAGCAGGAACGATTATCTTCCTGGCTTGTCACAACTGGGTCATCGGTGAGTTCGCTTACTTTATGTTCCACGACGGTGGCGGTGTAATGGCTGGTAAGTTTAACGAAACCGCCAAACAAATTGCAGCTATCCAAAAGCTCTATAAGCAGATTGCCGATAAGGTTTACAAACCATTCTTCACCGAAGAAGAAATTCAGAAGATCATGGACGGTGCCGACCTTTATCAAACTGCTGAAGAAATGGCGGATCGGATTAACGCGGCGTTCCCAGAACTAGCAGAAGATGAAGACGGCTTGGTATTGGCTACCGACGAAGAGTCTGAAGTAGAGCTGCTACGCGGTTAAAAGTGTCCCTATATATGGGTATGATGTCCAATACCCATTAAGGAAACACTATGTCTCTGTTGAAAAAAGAAACTATTTGCACCGATTGTGATAAACACTTCATCCTCGTAATTCAAGAAGCTGATCGTTATGAGCTAATGTCTTGCCCGTTCTGTAACATGCCTTTGCCCGAAGAGGAAAAGACTGAAGCGGAAGAAGAATAATATGGCTTACATTGCTGGTATCGATTGGAGCATGTCGTGCCCCTGTATTGCCATCTACAATACTAAAGACAAACTAGAATTCAAAAATTGCCAATACTTCTTCTATCACGATAATAAGAAGTTTGACAAGTCGTTTGATTATATTCATGGGTTCAAACAAAAAGATTACTTATGCGCCGAAGAGAGGTACAATAACCTTTCAGAATGGGCCATGGAGATTCTTCATAAGTTTAGCGTCAAAAGTGTTACAATGGAAGGCTACGCAATGGGAGCCTCGAAAGGCTTAGTCTTTAACATTGCCGAGAACGGCGGTCTGTTGAAACATAAGATGTGGATGGCTGGAATAGAAGTTCAATGTCCTGCCCCGTCTGCGGTAAAGAAACACTTCACTACGAAAGGCAACGCCAATAAAGAAGTGATGTACGAGACTTTAGTGGCGAATGAGTCCATTGCGGTAGTTGATTTGTTTGTCGGAATTACAGCCCCAAAACCTAAAGATTCACCAGTCGCGGATATCGTGGATGCTTATGCCATGATTAAATACATGATTGGTCACCCTGATTCGAAACACATGAAGTAATTAAGAGGAAACAATGAAAGAAATTTTACTAGAAAAGCGCGATGGCTCGAAAGAAGCACTGGATATTGCGAAGATTCATAAGGTTTTGGAATGGGCGTGTACGGGTGTTACTGGAGTAAGTTCTTCAGAAATCGAATCCCAGGCCCAACTTAAGTTCTATCAGGGTATGAAAACTTCTGACCTTCACGCTTCGCTGATTGCTGCCGGTCACGAACTTATCTCAGAAGACACCCCAAACTATGACCTGGTCTGCGGTCGCCTCCTGATGTTTGACCTGCGGAAACGCGTCTATGGTCAATATGAAGTTCCAAGCCTTTATTCCATCATCGAACAAAACGTAGCAGATAATTGGTACCACAAAGACGTTCTTGACCTTTACACTAAGGAAGAATGGGAAACGATTGAAGGTTTCGTTAAACACGATCTGGATATGAACTTCAAGATTTCCGGCGCTCGCGAATGGGCTGACAAATACCTCGTTAAGAGCCGCGCCACCGGTGAGTTTAAAGAGACTCCGCAAATCGCTTACATTATGATTTCGGCGATCTTGATGAAGAAGTATCAACCAGAGTTTGGGTTGACGATGTTGAAAGAATATTACGAAGACTTGAGTTCTGGATCTACCAGTATTCCTTCGCCGATGGCTGCTGGTGTACGAACTCCTTACCCTCAAGGCGCCTCCTGCGTTGTTATTGAGTCGGGCGATAGCTTACCGTCTATCTCGGCTACGGTTGACGCTTGCATCAAGTACGCATCGAATAAGGCCGGTCTGGGCGTGGGGATGTATAACTTGCGCGCCGAGAAACAACCGGTTCGTGGTGGAGCAGTAACAACTACAGGTCCAATTCCGTTTGGTCAACTTATCTCAGCGGCCATTTCCTCTTGCTCACAAGGCGGGATTCGGAAAGGTTCGGGAACGATGTACCATACGATCTGGCACAAAGATGTCTTCAAACTGATGGTTCTGAAGAATAACCGAGGCACTGAAGAAACGCGTATTCGTCACATGGACCACGCTTTCAACATTAACGGTTATCTGTTGCGTAAGATTTTGACCGGTGATGCAATCTATTTGTTCTCTCCTGAAACCGTTCAAGATATGAACAAAGCGTTCTACGACGACCAGGAAGAGTTTGCTCGGCTGTATGAACTTTATTCGCAAGACGAAAGTATTGCCACTAAAGTATCTGGCGATGACCTTCGTGGTTTGATTGTTAACGAACGTGGCGGCACTTCGCGGATCTACTTCCACTTCGTCGATAACACCAACGAACAAGGCTCGTTTATCCCGTCTGAAGCTCCTGTGCGCCAGTCTAACTTGTGTCTTGAGATTACGCTGCCTACGATCCCGCTAGAGACGTTCGACGACCCTGACGCGCTTATAAGCCTTTGTACGCTGTCGGCAATTAACTGGGGTAAGATCAAGAAACCAGAAGATTTTAAACGTGTATGTCGTAACGCTGTATTTGCGTTGGATAGTCTTTTGGATTACCAGCCGTATTTGTTGAAAGCCGCGCATAACAGCACGAAGTGGTATCGTCCGCTGGGTATTGGTACTAACAACCTGGCTTACTTCTTGGCGAAACGCGGTCTGAAGTACAACCGTGACGCGCTCGAAACCGTCGATGAATACATGGAAGCCCAGGCGTTCTACCTGACTGAAGCTTCGGTGGAATTGGCGAAGTTGTACGGTCCTTGCGAAAAGGTTAAGAACACCAAGTATTCTCTCGGTATTGTTCCTCACGATGTACGGAAGAAAGCGGTTGATGAGTTGGTTGCTCCGGTTGAACGTCTGCCTTGGGGTCCGCTCCGCGAAGACTTGAAGAAGTACGGAATTCGTAACGCAACTCTGATGGCCGATATGCCTAGCGAAACGTCTTCGCGGATTCACGGGATGACGAACGGCGACGAACCTTTGCGGAACGGAATTGTAACGAAGAGCGGGACCAAGCAAGTTGCTCCAGAATACGCCAAACTCAAGAACAAATATGACTATGAGTTTGATATGGACTTGGAAGGTTACATCTTTGTTTGTGCGGTTAAACAGAAACGGATGGATCAGGCGATTTCGCTTAATACGCGGTATGACCCAACCAAGTACCCGAACAATCAGATTCCAGCTAAGTTGATTCTTCGTCATATGGGGATGTGCTACAAGTATGGCGTGAAGACAATGTACTATCAGAATAACAAGAAAGTCCTTAGCGAGAAACCAGAAGAGGAAGTTGTTGAAGTTCCAGTAGTTGAAGCGACAGAAGAAGAACCGTGCGAAAGTTGTGCAATCTAAGTAACTAAGTTATACTAGGGCCAGCCTAATAACCTGGCCCTTTTCTTTCGGTGAAATAAATGAAAATTATATCATTAGCTTTACTTCATAAAGGATACTTGGATAACCGTCGGTTCCTCAAAGCGTCTAAGAATATAAATGCTATTGTTCCTTATCCAGAATGTAAGTCGCCTAATGACCGTATCTCGTTCATTAAAGTAAATGTTGATGGGAAGATATATCAATCGCGACTGCTTACCAACGCAGAAGTGATGTTCGCTTGGGGCCAGGATGAAGAATATTTCAAGCATTTATGTTATCTAAATCTAAGAGATAACATAATGTATATGGCTATTGAAGACTTAGATCGTCAAGCTACTAAAATTTTAGGAGAGAAAGTTGAGTGTATTTGAAATTCGGGAAGCTGGACTAGCTAAACCCCAGATGTTCTTTGATCCAAGCGGTACAGTTGATATTCAGCGTTATGATATTGTGAAGTACCCAATCTTTAAGAAACTCACCGATAACGCTGAAGCAAACTTCTGGCGTCCGGGCGAGATTAACCTTTCACAAGACAAACTTGATTATGCTGACTTTACTGTAGCAGAAAATCACTTCTTTACCTCTAACATCCAGCGCCAAATCGTTCTCGATAGCGTCCAAGGTCGCGCTCCAAGTCTTTGTTACTTGCCTGTCGCATCTGATCCTTGGATCGAAAGCTTTATTAACGCGTGGACGTTCTTCGAGGGGATTCACTCTAAGAGCTACACCCACATCATTGAAAACGTTTATCCTGATCCGTCGAAAGTTTATGACGGTATGTCGAAGATTCACGAAATCCTCGAAGTGGGTAACGACGTCAGTAAGTATTACGACGAGCTTCTACGGTGCCAGCGAGAGCTGCCTTACGGACACATTGATACTAAGGTCGCGTTCTACAACTCGATGGTCGCTACCAACGCCCTAGAGCAGATCCGTTTCCACGTTAGTTTTGCCGGGACATTCTCGTTTGGTGCTCGGGATAAGATGAATGGTACGTGTAACATCATGACGCTGATCCGTCAGGATGAATCGCTTCACTGCGGCTTTACTCAAAACGTTCTGAAGTTGTTGCCGAAAGATGACCCAGACTTCGTTGAGATTGAACGTCGTTGTAAGGCCACAGCACAAGAGATTTACGAAGCCGTTTATAAGCAAGAGAAGGAATGGATTAAGTACCTGTTCCTCAAAGGTCCGATTCTCGGGATTACCGAACAAGAATTGAACCTGTATGTTGATTACCTCGTGGCGAAGTCCATGTTGCGGATGGGCCTGGAAGTTAAGTTCCCTTATCCGAAGAAAGAACCAATCAACTGGATGCGGAAGTTCTTGAACGAAGGCGGCGATGAAGATCAACCACCTCCACAAGAAGAAGAATTAACCAGCTATCAAACCGGTAACATCGACATGGATATGGCCGGATTCGAAGTAGACTTTTAATAGAGAGAAATGAATATGAGTATTGTAGTTATTGTTGGTAATGTCGGTTGTGGTCGCTGTACGCACGCTACCCAAATTTGCGAAAGTAAGGGTATCCCGTACACCTATAAAACGATCCATAAGGACATTACCGCCGAAGCGCTGGAAATGATCGCTGGTGGTCGCGTGTCGAGCGTTCCGCAAGTCTTTATCTCGGAAGATGGTCTTAATACCTACCTTGGCGGGTTTAAAGAGTTCCAGGCATATGCAGCAAGTTACAACGATGATCGTATTGATCTAGATGTACTGTAATTAGACTTTACAACTAATGGGGAGTATAATGCTCCCCTGTGTTACTTAATTAATGTTGAATAAGGTTTAAAAATGACTGTTACTGCTAAAGTTGTTGCTCACTCCATTACGTCTGAAGGCGTTGAAATTATTACTTACGAAGATGTCTATCCTCGTATCATCCTGGCCGAAGTTAACACGCACCGCGTCTTCTCGCGTAACTCAGCCAGTTCCCGCGCTATTCCCGTACCGAAGATGAATGAAATGATCCGCGCTGATGTTGCTCGCCCGGTTCGTTTTGGTGCAGCTAATGTGGGTATGCAAGATAACGGCGAACATAACGCGCTGATTAACGGGTATACTCCACACGAATGGTGGGACTTGGCGATCAGTTCGGCCATTAAGTTCTCGGACGGTTTCCACGAAGCGGGTTATGCGAAACAAGTTTGTAACCGTCTAACCGAAGCCGGTAGCCACATGAAAACGGTTTTGACATCGACCGACTTCGGTAACTGGGATTGGTTGCGCGATGACGATATGGCGGACCCGACGATTGCTGCTCTTTGTCGAGCGATGATCGAAGCGCGTAAAGGTAGCGTTCCCGTTCTGCTTCAACCGGGCGATTGGCACACGCCGTATTACGGTAAGGGGTACTGGAGAGGTTGTGGTTACGTTAAACAAACCGAATTTGGCCTAGAAGAAACTGATAGTAAGCGCGGCGGTCATACGCTTCGTGAAGCGCTGGCGATTTCCTCTTCTTGTTGTGCCCAGGTTTCGTTCCGTAGCGCGGACGATACTCTAGAGAAAGCACTGAAGGTTAAGGAACGTCTGATTAGCGATAATAAGGTTCACGGTTCGCCTTTCGAACACCAAGCCACGCCGATGAAGCATCCTGAATGGACTCGTGAACTCGAAGAAGATTCTTACAAAAAACAAACCGCGTTTGCTTGGGAAGAAGGTGTAACGCACCTTACTCGCGATTGGAAATTTGGTTCGGGTAACTTTACCGGTTGGATCCAGCACCGCCAGCTGATTCCAGGTCACGATTACGCTTCGACTCAACGTTAAAAATAAAGCTTTACTTCTCGGGCCTAGGTGATTATCCTAGGCCCAGTTGTTTCTGAACCCTTAAATGGAACGTATATCATGTCTCTAATTAATGAAAAAGATGCCGCTTGCTTTCGCTGGTTGATGGTGAACGCCGTTTATATGCGTAAAGCTGATGCGAATGGTCCTGAATGTCCTATCCTTCACCTTATGACGGACCTCTGGAACTCGCAGCCGGATGTATCTGCCCAAGAACGTTTGGTCAAACATATTGAAGAACAAATTGAGAAAGGAATATCTCGAACTGATCAGGCCATTCGCTCAATCCGCAGCGACGCATAAGGAATTATCATGAGTCGTAATATTGACCGTCTAATCGATATCCTTTATGATATCAAGCGTAAGGAAAACGAGCTGAACGCGGGTCTAAAAGCTTGGTCCGATGAAGACGGCGATCCTTGCGAAATGGCTTCCTGTGACCCTTCCGATCAGTATATGCTCGGTAACGACATCGAAGAACTTTGGGAAGAATTCAAGACCGAACTTGGGGAAATTTGATATGAAACCTCTCGATAAAATTTACGTTTGTTCACACGTTCTTCCAATCCCCGGTAGCAATCAGGCCATTTATTGGTTCGGTCGCATCGATCAAAAGGATGATATTGTACCCTTGAAGATTGTGGCTATCGACTATAAGCGGGCCTGGGTGGCATTGAATATCCACTATAACTGCGCTGTGCTGGATACGGTGGAAGACCTTAAATCTAAAATCGAGTCTAAATCATGAAAAATGAAATTGGCGTAATATTCGTGGTAATGCTGATATTTGCTCTCGGCGGCTGGCTCGGTGAGAGAGGGGCTTGGAAGGATATCGAGAAGGATTATGGAACGACCTACCAAGCCTTCGAAGAGGGCAAGGCGAAATGCGAAAAAAGAGTTGCCCGAGAAGAGAAATGTAAGGTACACTTGCTCTTCATCGAGGAAAGGAAGAAATAAAATGGAACTTAAGAAGAAAGGTGAAGTGAAATTCAAGTGTAGCGCTCACCAGCTCTACAATTCCCTTCTGAGTGGTGTAGCCTGTAACCGCTCGCTGGCTCAAAGTGCTCGGATCTACGGAAACGATCCGACCTTGGCGATTCAACTGGATCATCAAGCCAACTATCAAGAGTCGTTGCTTGAAAGCCTCTTTAAAGACGGTACTCCCGAATGAGTTTGTGTCCGGTCTATAAGGCCGGCAACAACTACTACATCGAAGTAAAGTCTATTCTTTATCACTTCCAATACGAATGGTATCTTGAAAAATACGATTTTGACCCAACGGCTTGGGGCGTCGGAGTAGAAGCTTCTCCGCTTCAACAAGAAGTAAAAACTCTAATCGATCATGTTGAGATTTAAAATGTCTAAAATTGTTGAATACACCCTTGGATTTGCATTTGATGAAAGCTTCACTTCCGTCCTCTTGATTCAAAAGAATCGCCCCGAGTGGCAAGCCGGGAAGTTGAACGGGATCGGCGGCAAGGTCGAAGGCTACGACGAAAACGAATTCCATGCCCAGGCTCGCGAGTTCCGCGAAGAAGCTGGTATCAACACCCAGCCAGAAGACTGGAAGATTTTCGCTTCGATGTACTCCAGCGACTTTATTGTTGATTGCTTCTGGACGACGCTTAAAGATATTAACGCTTTCCGTTCCGTGACCGACGAAATTGTTAACAGCGTGTCCATTCGTAGACTGAGTGAATGCAATAAATGCCCGAACGTGGATATGCTGATCGCGATGGCGCTCAACGAAGACGTGCGTTCTGGAAAGATTTCTCCTTTAATGATAAATTATGCACATCCGGGGTTTACTTCCTAAGAAATTCGCGTATGATTCGACCTACGAACTGAAATCCTCTTAATGAAAAGGATGTAAATCATGAATAACGTAGCCTATGTCGTCGATCAGCTTATTCAGATCAACAAAATCTCTATTAAAGAAGAGGCGCAAATGCGCCTGGACCGCCTGAGCGGTTTCGTCGATGCAATCTTTTTGAACCGTATGATTGATGAACCTCTCGAAATTGCGATGCGCAAAGATATCAACGGTGCGAAAATTAAACTTGGCCTGTTGATTTCTGGTGTACCCGAAGTTCTGGAATTTACGCGCCTCCAAGCGCGGGCATGAAACTTGTAGTTAGGCTTACGCTTAACTTTTATTGCGCTATGCACGTCATCTTAGTCGTGCTAGCATTACTTATTGGATGAAACGTTATGCTCATTAAACTTTCGAATCTCGCTGAAGCAACCAAACAACAAGTTTTCGATCAAGTCGTTAATCACCTCTTGACACAGAACCAAGTTTCTGTAGCCAGTGGTGCCGGTTTTTGTGCGTATCGTGGCGGTAATCAGCTAATGTGCGCCGCTGGTTGTTTGATCGGCGATGACGAATATAATTCGGAAATGGATGGAGCAGGCGATACTTCCTGGAGCGGTTTGATTGCTAGCGGGCTCGTTAAAACTAAAGTCCACCACGATCTTATTGCGGATCTTCAATTGATTCATGACGGCGATAATCCTGAAGTTTGGCTTAAAGCGTTAAAAGCGTTAGCTGGTGAACATAACCTTTCCTTTAACTTTGTAACTCCTTCGGAAACTGTATAATATGAATACCAAACGTCTGCAACTCATGGTTACTATGCTGAACGAAGTCGTGGCTGGTACTTGGAAACCTGTTAAAGTTTCTTTCCCAGAATATGCAGAAATTACCGAAAAGGAACAATTTGACCTTGGGACCTGGTACAACAAGAGTTCTAAAGCGGATTGTGGGTTCAGCGCTTGTGCGATGGGCCACGCCGGTCTGGATAGCCGCTTCCGCAAGATGGGCCTGAAAGTCGTTCAGGATAAGTACGGATTTGATATCAACTATAAAGGCGTTGAAAGTTTTGACGGCGTCTGCGATTTCTTCGAACTTGGGGCAACTAAGGAATTGGAGCGGGATGATAACGATGAAATTGCCTACATTCTTTTCTCGCCTTCGGCATATCCAATGTACCTCAAAAATGATAAGCTGATCGTCCAGGTTATCCGCCGAATCGAGAAATTGATTGAACTGGGTCAAGATAAGTTCTTCAAACGGTTCGATAAAGGCGATTGTAGTTCCCCGTCCGAAAATGCTTATGCTTATCTTGTTAGCAAGGCCGGTCGCTTCTACAAATCCACCCAGGAATAAAGGCTATGAAGAAGGCTCAGATCAAACGTAGTTGGATCATCTATCAACCTGATTACGACCACACTAAACACGAACCAATCTACGTCCCATTCCTGAAAGATGCATGGAACAAGGCTTGTGAGTTGGGTGAAGGTGCGGAAGTAGTTGAGATAATCGACCAGGTTCATAAAGACTACACTTCGTGGACTGGCGGGCGTTCGTATACGGTAGAGACAAGGAGTCGTAATTAATGTTGTTGAGTAAACTCAAAAACATCGAATGGTTCGAAGTTCGATACAGTATCTACAAGTGGTTTCGCCGAAGCTTCATCTACCGAAGTTATCTCTGGGTTGCTTATCGGTTTATCCCAAAGCATCGCTATAACATCCTACGCACTGGTATGAGCCCTACTTACGCTGATGTTAGCGTACGGGTTGAGTCGGCTCTGGCACAAGTGCTGATCGACTTCGTAGAGCGCGAGGCGTACCCAGCAACGAAGAGTCAACATGATGTAGTTGACGCGATCCATAAAGAAATGGATATGTTGGCTCAAGATGAATACCACTGTTCGCTTACGAATCATGATTCGCATATTGGTAAACTGATCGAAATGCGCGATCTTTATCTTTGGTGTAAGAAGTGGCAACCTGTTATCTCGTATACCGGGGACGATCCGTTCTACGATGAAGAAACGAAGAAGTATGACTTGACTGGACGCGAGGTTTTTGAAAAGGAAGTGGATCAGATTATGATTCGAATCGTTAATATTCGAAACTTCCTCTGGACTTAAAATTGTAGATATGAAAAAGGAGCCGAAAGGCTCCTTCATCATTTATCCAACTTTCATCATCGACCTAAAATCAGGATCTAGATTCGCGGTAGTCGGTGGACCGCTGTACTGGTGGTTGTTAACCGAGTTGTTCGTGGTACTTGGAGCAACTACAACTGGAGCTGACGAACCTGTTCCTTTATTCGCGTTAACTTCTGCAGTTCGCATACTCCCACTAATTTGTTTCCCGCTAGACGGTTCACCTTCAATCTTTTTCCGATTATCAGGGTTACTCATACGAATAACTTCTGGATTTGGATTCTTCGGTGGTTGAGTTGTAATTGCACTTTTCTTCGGAATAATCCCATCCACAGGGGGCTGAGTTTGTTCCGTTGGTACTTTCTCCAATTTCTTTGGGGCTGCTTTAGGAAGTACAGGAATATCGCCGTCTGGCCCGGTCCACTGTGGCGGAGTTTGAAGAATTGGGATATCGCCGTCCGGTCCCATCCATTCCGAATCTTGTTGACGGTGCGGACTTTGATTAGGGTCTTCAACCGTTGTCATCATTTCCCGGAACGTTTCGATGATTCCTTTAGTTGCTAAACTATCGAAGAACGTCTTTAGTTGATCGTATTTGCCGGTGATGAACTTCGAGGTGTTATCAATCATCCCAAAGATGTCGTCATAAATCTTCGTAGCCGACTCCAACGCAGAATTAAACTTCTCCTTCCCGTATGCAGTAACCTTTTCGAAGCTCTTAACGATATAATTTTGTAGATCATCAAACGCTCTGTAGATTTTCTTTTCGATGTCTTTCGAATCAAAAAAGTCAAACCCAAACAGATTCGTTACCCAATCGACAATTTTAAAGATTGTTCCCCAAATATTAGCAACCCCTGCCTTAAGTCGATCAAACATCGTAATGTCTTTACTTTCCTTCCCGATAATTCTTTCTGCGTTAAAGAAGCCGTCTAAGAGCTTGTAGACCGCTGTAGCGATGAGCGCCGGAATAGCTACAACCGTGGTAAAGGCGGCCAGCATCGCGCCGCCTAGGGCCATTAGACCGGTCCTCATGACTAACATAATTGGGGCGATCAAACCTTCAAGAAGTTTACCGAATCCGCCTTTTTCTTTAGCCATAGCATCGTTAACTGGAGACAGGTCAAGTTTGCCGCTACCTTCGCTGTCGTCCTTCAGACGCTCAAGTGTAGAGTCGCGGTCATCTTTCTTATCTTGGTCTTCAATAGCCTTAATTTCCTCGTGCGAAAGTTTCTCTTCTAAACGAGACTGTGCGGCGATTTCCTCTTCAACTTGATCTAATCCAATGATGATCGGGATGTTACTTGGATCGATGTTAAGTGAGTCAGGGCTTATCGAGGTTTGATTACTAGTCCCCATCCATTCATTAACTAACTTCTGAATCTCAATGTGGATATCAGTTAGTATTTTCAGGTAAACGTCGCGCTTTTCCGCAGGCTTTTTTGAGACTTTATCTTTGATCGTCGCTGCGTCCAATTCTTTCTTGGCTGCACTTTCTTCGACCGCCAGAACCTTTAGCTGATCCTTGATGTACTTCTCTTGGGCCTTAAGGTTCTTTAGTTTCTTGGCTTGTTCGGCTTTCTGATCGTCGGCTCCAACTTTAGTAGAACGCATAATGTCGCGGGCGATCTTAACACCGTACCCAACCAACGGGTTGGCCGTCATCAATGCCGAAATAAAAGTGTCTGCCGAAGGAATCGAGTTGGAGAGTTGTTTAAACGCTTTATTCGAAACACTCGCTGATTTCTTATTGTCCTTCTGCATACCGTTCATTTGATCTAGGAGGTGAGAATAAATCCCTACCATCGCATCTTTCGATCCACCGGCATTAATTTGTCCGGCTACCAGATCCTGACGAATTTGATTTAGTTCAGCAATCGCCTTGCGCTCAAACGTTCTAGAGCCAGACGCCTGAGCCACTACCGCTTCCTTGAGGATCTTCTCAAGTAGAGCAGTTACTTGTGCTGGATCGTCCATCCCTCTTAGTTGGATAGAACGATGCATATTTTTAACATCTAGAATCGTATCTTTGAGTGCCATTTTATTTTGTCTTCTTATTGTTTACTAAGTTCTTTAATCTTTTCGTTCATCATCGTCATGTAAATCTCGCGTTCCCAAGGGTACATGTTATCAAAATCCTCAAGTCTAAAATGGTTCACTACACCAACGTCTTTATGATAAAACATACTAAAGTTGTTGGTGTAGTAGGAAGCCAAACTTTCATGACCGAGGATTAGGTGAAAAAACTTTCCAGTCCCTCAAACACAATCGTTTCCTTGCGACCATCACGAAGAGTAACTTCAACGGTATGTCTTAACTTAGGCATCGTGTCGAAGAACTTTTTAATTTCTTGCATCGGGATCGTTTCAATACTGTCATAAAACTCATCAATTTCGCCTTTAGGGGCAATATTGGTTTCGTGCATTTCAGTAGGGGTAAAGATTGTCTCAATACAAGCCTTGGCTAAGTCGTCGCTGGTCTTACACTCGCTCAACATCTTAAACGTCGGATAGCGCATAATCACGCCAATATCGTCCGTTACATTAATGGTGTTCTTGTGGTCCGGGTTTTCAATAACTTTAACTTCGTCCAGGTTGATGTGGATATTGATGAAGTTAGTTTGGGGGCGACCTTCTTCGTCAACGTAGTGTTCGGCGTACCGGACGTTAAACTTTTCACCGACCGACTTAGACCGTAAACGTAGAAACAAATCCTCTAGGTCGAAGGTACAGAGTTCGTCCGGGTTGATCTTGCCTAGGGTGCAATTCTCGATGATTTGAGATACGGCTAGGATGGTGTCTGGATTGTGACCGGTGGTCGGTTCTTTATCGCCAATCTCTTCCTTGGTCTGGAGAAGAATCTTTTGCTCGGCTACGGTGAACGCCCGAAACTTGATTTTCTTCTTCAAGCCCGTCAGGTAATGTTCGTGTAGCTTGTGTTGAATTTTTGGCAACGCCATATTTTAGTTACTCCTTAATTTTTCCAATAGTTCCGTCAATAATCTCACTAAGCTTCACGAGCTGGTCGGGTGAGATATTTTCGGTTAGATCTAGATTAGCTTTGATACCGTTTAGAAGAGATACCGCGTTCCCGATGGATTCGCCGGTGGTCTCTTTAACAATTTTGTCTACCTGGTTGTATATATTAACAGCTTCGCCTTCCAAATCTATGCCGGTTGTCTCTTCCAAGTATTCCAAACCCTTTTGTACGGCTGGGTTAGAAAGGATAGGGGCAAGGTAAGGACCGAACGGCGTCTGAGAAAGTTTATCAAGTAAACCATTGCCTCCAGTATCTAGATCAACGTCTTTCCAACGACGATAAGCAAATTGGACCATCAGTTCGTGCGTGTTGTTAAATTCGAGGTTCGACAGGACTAATTCGTTAATGTTAACCGGCCACGCGTCTTCCAGCATGTATGACTTAACAACTTTATCGTTTGTATTTAACTGGTTGATAATGATGTTAGTCGCGTAGTCACGGTGATATCCAATTTCATGAGTGTTCGGGTTAACGATAATATTCATCCAGTTATCGATAATCGTCTTCTCATACATGTCGGTAGAGACTTTAAAAGTGAACTGATGTTGTCCGTAAAGAATTGAATGTCCTGACTTCAGCGTGTCGCCGTTGTACTTCGCTTCGCTGATGTTAATCATCTTGCCGGGGATCGACGTTTGGGCGCACATGATATCAAGGCCGCGTGTATAATCCGACGCGCTATTGCCCGTGAAGATCTTAACAATCTTAACAGCTTCACCAAACCACTTCGCCAAGTTGGAGTTCTTCTTGGCTTCCTTCTCGGTGTTATCAACAATCTTTTGTGGGAGTTCGATGATGACTTGGAACCGGTTAGTTCGCGACAGGCCATTCTTCAAAATGTTGGTGTGTACAGCCAGTAGGCTCTCAGGCTTACTTGGAGTTGAATTCGCGCCTTCGGAGAGAACTCCAATACCTTCTTTGACCCAGCCAACACCATCGTCAAAGACGCCTTTAGCTTTGTCTACATATTCATCAAACATTTTGCTTTCCCAATAAATAAGAGTTATACTTTCACTAGATTATTTATTCGCGGGAAAACATATGGCTGTTGCAAAAGAAGATTATGTAAACAACACCGGCACCGATTTACAAGTGCTCCAAAATCTTGAAAAGGCTTGGACTAAAGCGAATAACGGTTCAGCGAAGCGCAACACCTCGGCTTCCATGGATTTTTTCAGAAAATACGTGTCGCGAGCCTATAACAAACTTGGTACTGGTTCGATGTTCCGCGACCGGAAGACCTGGAAGGGACACAACTTCTCCCTAGGCAAGATGTATTTCTTCGAATATGATGCACTTCATAAAGATACTCTGCCAATTTGGGACAGGTATCCAATCGTTATTTTCTTTGATACCTACAAATCGAAGGCCGGGGCTCAAATCGTTCTCGGCTTGAACTTCCACTACCTGGCCCCGGCCTTACGGATGGCAGCCTTTCGCGGATTGTTGAAGTTCAAGACTGAAGCGCGCTATCGGAAGAACACGAAGCTGGATTTCAGCTGGAGTGTCATTAAGGTTCTGGCGCAGAGCAAGTATTACGAAAAGGCTATCCACGCCTACCGGATCGACCATTTCAAATCGACGCTGGTAGAGATTCCGGCGCAATCCTGGGAAATGGCTCTCTTTCTTCCTCTCCAACGCTGGGTACAAAAATAAAGCTTTACTCAGGCCACGGAAGGCCGTATTCTTGCTGCATCTGAAGCAAAACCTAAATCATGAAGGAATCTAGAAATGCCCCTTTCCTTTTTCGTAAGTTCTGATCTGTACTGTGCCGGTTATACCGAAGATGGTGATCAGTTCGCAGCTGAGCGTTATTATGTTATGGCCGAAACCTCTGAAGGTCGGCGCTTTAAACATGTCAAACATTTCGACGGCACCAACCCTACGTTCGATGAAGATGACGAAGGCTTTGGCCATACCGTCTTTCCCGATCTACGCGAAGAAGCTAGCAATAAAGCAACAATTCTTCTGGATCAAATTGAAAGTCATATGAATTCGGGTGGACGTTTAGACCGGGCGCTTTGGGTTGAAGTCAATCCCCGTTATGGCTCCGAAGCCTATCAGAACGCGACCGTTGAAGATCTTAACACTTACTTTATCGTGAAGCAGGAATTCTAATCATGAAAACCATTAAAGCGTATCAGTGCCCTATTTGCGAAAGCATTCACGCGCTTCAAAGCGAAGCCAAGTCTTGCGAAAAAGATTGTAAAGCTTACGCAAAGGCTGATGAAATTGAGAAAGCCCGCGTGGCGAATATTCAATACTGGCGTAACTACCCGCGCCTTAATGCAACCTGCCTCCAAGACATTATTGATATGTCTATCGAAGCTTCCGCCCAAATTTGCCCAAAATCTAAGCTGAAATCGATTTCGTTTGACGTTCGCTACACAGAAAAAGCGTCTAACTCTCATTCCTGTCCTGTCGATGGCGTTACCAATTGGTGTAATCGCGATAAAGATTCACCAGAAAGTTATCCTGGGTTGACCGGATCGATTAAATTCGAATACGAAAACTATAACAAAAAGAAAACTGATATCATCGAAAAGTGGAACGGGGTCGTTGGGATCAATACCGGCTCCGGTGGTTACGGGAGCGATGGTGGGCGTTACAGCGTTACGCTCTTTATGGACGACTTCCCGCTAATCAAAGCTAAGATTGATCAAGAGCGGGAAAATGTTAGGGCATATCAAAATCTTGTATCGGCGGAACAAGCTAAATTTCACGAAGAAGTTACAACTGACAAAGAGTATCTGGACGCCAAAGTCGAAATTGAAAAGCTCCAGCTTCAGATTAACAATTTGAATAATTCGATTGGTGTATATCGCCAGTCGCTTATCAGAATTTCAAATAACTACAAAACACCTCACAACAAGATTCTTGACGAAACCTTTAACGCCTTTTCGAATGAATTCATCAAAGTCGCGAATATCGGCATTTAATTCTTTACTCTGGCCACGGAAGGCCGTATATTTGTCTGACTTTGAAGAGGAACCTTAATCATGAAAGTACGCTGTGTGGAAAAGTCAACTCCCCGTTCCGACGGACAACCAGGTGAGCCGACCGCTATTCGCGTCGGGATCGTCTATAAAGTCGCGGAGATATTGACTCACACTTCTCAGTACTCTATAATCAACGACGAATTCAAAATCGCCCGCTACAGTCAGTGTCGGTTTGAAGTTGTTGACGACTCTCCCGTGATGCCGCTGCGTCAGGCTTTCAATAGTCTGACGACCGACATGCGGGTTTATATTAAGAAACTCGAAGCTGCGTTGAATAATTAACTCAATAGGAATTCTCGACATGGTACAAGTCATTAAGAAGTTTGTTAGTCAGCTTACCGTTGGTTCAGAAGTCCAAATCAAACTTTTTAATGATAAAAAGTACGGACTCGTTGATTGTAAAGTCGATAATATCGAATGGTGCGACCACGATACGGAATTTGAATCCGCTATATTACATCTTCGGCTTCCTACGGGCGATGTTATTAAGCAATCCTGGTACACCGCCGAAACTATCCGCACCTACGTCTACTGAGAGTAATTTAAATGATAACCAAGACTTCACTTCGTAACCAGATCTTCTGCCAAAAGATTAAAGAGGCTATCGTAGAAGCGGTGCGTAACGCCCAAACCGCGCCCGGTGGTGTTTATCTGGTCGATGTGTTTAATATCAAAAACGATGTCTCTCTGACGATTGTTGGTTCTAAAGGCCGGAAGTTTAAAGCCTTGGACCGCCAAGCTAAAGATGTAACCGATATTGTTACTGAAGCACTTAAGCAATTTCATAATAAAAAGGGAATTAACTAGTGAATATTGGAACAATCGATATTGATGGTCAAGTAATTCGTGTAGCAGTAAGGCGCGGTCTGGCACCTAACCCAGTTCCACTTTTATTCTTTAATGGTATCGGTGCTAGTTTAGACTTGATCCAAACATTTATCGAAGCGCTGGATCCCGAAATTGAAGTCATTACGTTTGACGTTCCTGGCGTTGGTGGTTCTCCTGATCCAACTTTCCCCTTCCGTTTCTCGGGTTTGGCGAAGTTGACCACCAAGATTCTCGACCATTTCAACTACGGTAAAGTTGATGTTATTGGTATTTCTTGGGGTGGATTTCTCGCTCAACAATTCGCTCACGACTATCCGCAACGCTGTCGTAAGTTGATCCTGGCCGCGACCTCTTCGGGCTTCTTGGCGGTTCCGCCTTCGCTTAAGGTACTGGCCCTGATGTCTAACCCTAAGCGTTATACCGACTCCGAGTACAGCGCTAAGATCGCTCCAGACATCTATGGCGGCCAGTTCCGTACTAACCCTGAACTGGCGGTAGAGCACGCGAAGAAGATGCAAAGTAAAACTTCTTCATCGACCGTTGGATATTATTATCAAGTCTCAGCGGTTTATTATTGGTCGAGTATCTTTTGGCTCCATCGGATCAAACAACCGACGTTGGTCCTAGCGGGTAACGATGATCCATTAATTCCTTTGGCGAATATGAACTTTATCGCTGGACGGATTCCTAACTCAGAACTCCATGTATTCGACGACGGCCATTTGTTTCTTTTGACCGACTTGGATGCGTCCGTTCCTCTTATTGAAAAATTCCTGGAAGCAGCATAAATGTGGTTTATTATTGGTTTTGCGATCTTTATCGCGATTATCTGGGTTATCGCTACACGGATTTGGCCTCACCATATTACTTGGAAAGAAGGTCTGGCGATGTTGGTCATTCAATCTCTTTTGATGGGCACCGTTTACTTCGGTAGCCTTTATGGGAAAGGGTACGACAATCAAATCTTGAATGGACAAGTAACGCGAAAGTACAGTGAACACGTTTCTTGTGGGCATAGTTATTCTTGTAATTGTCGTCAAACTTGTAGCGGTTCCGGTAGTAGTCGTTCCTGTTCACAAACTTGTAGTACCTGTTACGAGCATTCTTATGATGTTGATTGGGTAGTTCAAAGCACGGTCGGCTCCGTCGATATTGATCGGGTTAATCGTCAAGGCACGCAAGAGCCTTCGCGCTGGACCGCTGTATATGTCGGTCAACCATTCGCGAAGGAAAGTAGTTACTACAACTTCATTAAGGCTTCTCCATTCTCTGTCTTTAACCGGGCGGAAATTGAATCAACGGTCGCGATCCCGAATTATCCAGGCGTGTACGACTACTACAAAATCAACCGGGTAATCGATTTCCAAAGTCTTTATAAGCACGACAATCAATTAAATGATCTGCTGAACGAACAACTGAAGACCCTCGGACCTGAAAAGAAAGTTAACCTAGTCGTCGTATTCCATAGCCTCGGGCATTTCTTTGTCGAAGCCTATAAGAATAAAAACCTCGGTGGAAAGATTAACGACGTAACGGTCATGATTGATATTGATAAGGATGGAACGTTCAAGGCGGTCGATGTCTTTTCCTGGTCTAAGGAAGATATTGTTAACGTGAAGATTCGCGATAGCTTGTTGGACGTTGGGAAATATAATTCAGAAGAAATCTCGAAAGCGATTGCTTCTAACATTAAAACCAGTTATGCTCCACGCAGTATTAAAGAGTTCGAATATCTGGAAGCTGAAGTTGAATTGCCCGACTGGGCGGTTTGGTTCCTCTTGATCTTCGGCACCCTGTTTCCTTTCGTCTCGGCCTTCGTGGCAAAGAAATACGAATTGTTTGAATAATAAAAGGAAAAAGAATGGATATCCCACTACACGAGTATCCCGTTTGTATTGACTTCCATCCGTTTGTTGAAGAACTCGAAAAGAAGTACGGGTTTAAGATGCACGATATGGCCGGTCTTTATAGTGCGGAAGGTCGGGCTGAACGTAATCTTCAACGCGATAAATGGCTTATTGAAAATGGTTACGCCGGGAAAGCTTACGTTCTAAATGCTCCTGAAGGTAGCGTTCACGATTGGGCTAAAGATAGCGAAGAAATGTTGCTTCGGATTGAGATCAATACCAAAATTCGCGATGTTGAAGAGAAGTGGGATCGCCCATATCAGAACGTCTGGCACTGGTTGATTAGTAAACCTTTTGAGGATCTTAATCGTGGCGGCGTGAACTACCTCAGTAAAGATTGGTTGGATAGCCCTTACGAAAAAACTCCCGATTATGTTCTAACTTTCCTTAAGGCAGTCTTCGATGAAATCCCTGAAGACCATCCGGCTTTCGATGGTGAAAGCGTAAAATTCCATGTTGACTGGTGAGATAGATGTCCCAAGAAGGATATGATAAAGCTTACGCGCTGATGGAAGAGATTTATGAGAACTTCAGCGACGAAGATAAAGATTGGTTCCTAAAAGAAAATCCCGCTGTAATGCATTTGGGTTTGGGGATGCATATTCGTAACCACGCGGCGCTCTGGACTTATCCCTGGGAACCGGAATTGATCGATGGTGTAGATCATTCCCCAAATCATCCAGACGCCGTTAGCTCTAAAGTAATAAAAGATTTTCAAGCTGAAATTAACCTAATGATTAAAGAAGGAAATGAACCACTATGAAAGCAACACTAATCGCGCTGGGCGGGTTTCTTGTACTGTTGATGTTTATCGTCGGTGTCGCGGGCGCTAACTACGTTTCGTTCCACGACCAAGGCGTCAACTATGAAACTCGCCTGGAAGCTGAATGGACCAAAAGTAAAAACACCCTGAGTACCTACACCACGAAAGTTCAGGAAGTGGCCCAGGTTCCTGATATGTTCCGCGACGATTTGTTGAAAGTCGTTGAAGCGACGTTCCAAGGTCGTTACGGTAAAGACGGCAGCAAAGCAGTTTTCCAGATGATTCAAGAAAAGAATATGAACCTGGACCCTCTGATGTATCGCCAGATTCAACAAGTGATGGAGTCCGGTCGTAACGATTTCCAAGCGAGCCAGAATGCGGTAATCGACATTAAACGTAGCTACGAAACTCAGCTTGGTAAAGTCTGGTCTGGTTTCTGGTTGGGTGTCGCGGGCTATCCGAAGGTTGATCTGACTAAGTACAAAGTCGTTATTCTTCAAGGTGTTAGTGAGAAATTCGATAGCGGTAAGGATGAAGTGATTAAGCTTCGTTAAAAGAAAATAAGAAAAAGCTCCTTCGGGGGCTTTTCTTTTGTCTACAATTCGGTATAATGAACTCATTGAAGCGGTACTTACTCCTTAAAGGAAGAATGAAAATGAATTTTGAAGCCGGTAAGACGATTAAGGTAAACGGTAAGAATTTCGTAATCGCTAAAGTCGAAACTTTTCAATATCACACCGAATTGCGCGGTACGCTCCAAGGCGATCCAGCTTTTCTGGCTCTTAAGCGTACCATCATCGCTAACCAACTGATTGAAACCAAAACCGGCTACATCTACGATTGGAGCGCAAAATGAAAACTCCTGTAAAGAAACCTACTCAGCTTCGTGTGGTTCTTCTTGAAGGTAAGCTCATCGGCGCGATTATGCTGGATGAAAAAGGTTATTTCTATCGTCCGAAGCGTAACAGTATCACCTCTGGTCCTCATTCTGAGAAGTGGGACGGTGAACATTTTCCTTCGGATAAAGCTTGCGAACGTTCTGTATACGGAGAAGAATAAAATGCCTATCCATCAACACGATTGTGATGTTTGTATCAGCCTCGGCGACTTTAACGGCGAAGATCTTTATTATCACCCTGGGAAATGGTGGACGCTGATCTCTCGCTACGGCGTAGATGGCGATTATTGTTCCGGTGGGTGGATTATGAAAAATCCGCAGATGATTGAAGCACGGCGTCGGGCGGTAGAACAAGGCTTTATTACTCAGGATCAAACAAATTAAATGTTAAAATTTACTCCAAACGTCGTGGCCAGGATTTTCTTGGACATGAGCGGGTATTATTGGACCAAAGCGGGATGGGCTGTTGAACTCTACGGTCCCGACGATGGATTCAATAAAAGCCTTCGGTTAGCGATCAAAACCAGGGCGTTAATCAGTCACGACAAATATCTTGTGGAAGTTGACGAAAAGGGTTTACTTCACCCAAAATCCAGGTAGAATCATCCTTAGTATGAAGCGTTACTTAAATCATGAAAGAGGAAAATAAAATGCCTACTTACTCTCACTTTGCTGCTCGCGTCCGCTACATGACTAAAGAAGAAAAGGCTGAACGGAATACGGCGATTGCTCGCGAAATGCGTCGGGCACGCTTGAAAGACGAAGAAGGAAAACTGAAGGCCGCTGGATTTGATTCGATGAAAGTCTTCAAGCACCTGGACGGCGATAAAGAAGCTGAGGCGAAAGCACAAAGTGATGCGGAAGCCTACGCCAAGAAGTTTACCGATTTGACCGGTGTAGAACTCATTGTCTCTCCCGGCTTCTTTATGTAATTTGGAGCATGAACTTTTGAAAGAAGAAATCGACAAACTTATTGCCGCTCCTGTCGTCGAGCGCCAGCCGGCCTATGTTCTGGCCAAGCAAACCGTCATAGAGGTACCTGGCCAAGAACGTAAAGAGCTTGGGTACACCCTGTTTGATGGCATTGGAGTTTTTCTCGGCCGCGACGAAGTGCACGCCGCGATAGGAGAGCTGGGCCTTCCTATCGGTTGGGTGTCAATGACTGTAGACCAGTTACTCCCGGGCTACATGATGCCTATCGACGGCCCGCCCGAACTCGCCGAACTGCAAGCCACCATCGCACGGCTGACGGCGGAGAACGAGAACAACGCTAAGAACTCCAAAAGCTGGGAAGAGTCCGCCATGTACTGGATGGACGAGCGTGACCGGTTCAAGGCTGAAATCGAGCGACTGAAGAAACTATGCAAATAAAGCTTTACCTTCCTCAACTGAAGCCTTAAACTAGCTTCAGTTGAGTGAAAACCTATATCATGGAGTAAGAATTATGTCCTTCGTACCTTATCTTTTCATCGGAATCGGCGAAACTAGCGCATTCTTCACCCTGCGCGAAACCTATCTCCACGAGCAGTGGGTTGGCGGTCAGGGCGGCTATATGGATAAGTCAGTACGATCCTTCCACCACTTCAACCTTTCCCAAAACGCTTTCGAAGCGTTCGAAAAGGCGAAGACCTATTCTGAACAAATGTGTATTGAGCTGAAGACTTCGGTCGAAGACCTGAACCAGCAAATGCGCGATATCAAAAAAGCTTCCGCCGAGCAACTGGCCGAACGCGCCGCGAAGATGAAAGCTCAGGAAGAAGAGAACCGCGCCGCCTACGAAGAATACCTGGCTGAGCGTGCCGCTAAGATTGCTAGCGGCGTGTTCGTCTTTGGTCCTTATAAGGGCCAGCCTTTCGCCGAAGCAACGCGTGGCTACCTTTCCTGGATGATGGATAAGTGCGAATCCTTCGAAGAAGGCAGCGTACTGCGCCTCACCGCCGAATCGGTTCTGAAACTGGTTCCGCACCTGGCTCTTCCGAAACCCGATAAAACCTTGACCGTTGGTGAGCCGAAGAAGCGTCTGGAGTTTGACGTTATCGTTATCAGTTCGCGTAACTTCGTTAAAGATAGTTTCTCTGGCTTTGGGCAAGAAGTTTGCTACGTGACCACGATGGTCGATAAGAAGACTAACGCTTGCCTGATTTGCTTCTCTGGCGCTTTCTCTCCGAATGAAGGCGAAGAGTTCAAAATGAAGGCTACCGTTAAGGACTTTTCGGAGTATAATGGCCAGGCGCAAACGATTGTTCAACGTGTAACCGTCCTCTAAGAAGGAATTATATCATGGCTACTAAGAAAATCTGGTTCTCGGTTATCCCGACCGAATGTGAAACCTGTGGCGATCAAATCACGGATCGCTTCGTTGACGGGATGACCAAATATGGTCCTTGGGCGGTTATGTGTCCGGGCTGCTGGAAAGACGGAATTGGGATTGGTGGTGCTTACGGTAACGGGCGCGGCCAGCTCTACAAGAAAGCCGAAGACGGTAAATTCTATAAGGTTGAGGGATAGACGAAATGATTTTACAACGGATCTTTAATAACAGCGGCAACTTCGTCGATGAGCGCTATGACCCTTATCGTCGTCACGATTGTCACGCTGAAACTCACAACTTTCTCTTCGATGAAGATGGAAATCTGAACGAAGGAAGTCTTCAGGACGATATCCGAACTTTCATCATTGATAATCATTGCCCTTGGCATTCCGATATCGTTAAGTTGTATTGGGCCGAACAGATGGGCATGAATACCAAAGGCTCTTATCCAGCCATCTACATGTGGAGATAACGATGAGCGCAGATATTGAAAGAGAAAACGCGGTAATTGAAGCGGTCATCGTCTTACAGCGGAAGTTGGATACGATGACGGCGGATCGCGATGCTGAAAAGAGTATGAAAGCGACTGCTCGCTTTCAACGCAATAAAATGGCGCGGATGTATGACGAACTCAAAGCGAAGAAAATTTGCGATCAAAACGGCGAAGTCTTCGAGTTGGATCAATGGTGGGTTTCGGAACTTGAAGATGCTTCGATAACTAAAATTGTAAGTGCCGATTTAGTTCGCGCTTGTAAAGTCGCCGGGAATCTAGCAAGAGCTGTACTGGAGAAGAAAGAATGAAGAATTCAGCCGTACACGCCGCTATTTGTAACCAATTTCCTAATACAAATGTTTCGGTGGCGTTCATCGTTTCTACTTCAACTACAAGCGAAACTGAATATGAGTTTGAAGTTGCCGTTATCAATCCAGAGACGGATGAAGTTCGTAACTTTATTTTCAAATGCTCTTTGACTGAGGTTTAATAAATGAAATACGATTTGATTGGTGGTGATCAGGTTGAATATGATCAATCTGAACAACTTACCCTCGGGCGGTTGATTGATACGCTGTCTGAATACGATAACCACTACGTCGTTAAGTTCGTCGGAACTGATTATTCTCCGTGTTTGACTTCTTCGTATCGCGGCTACTATGATGATTTGGCGATAAATTATTCGCGCGACGAAAAGACCGTCGAAGAAGTTATCTCAATTTTGAAAGATGCTTTTTATCAAGTCTACGGCGGTTATAAAGGCGGGGTCTATCGGATGGCCCGTTACACTCGCGTTTG